GGAGTTTGAGGACCAGCGTCGAACCGACAGCAAGTTTACGGTGTTCCTGCTCACGTCGAGCGTCAGCGCCACGCCGCAAGTCACCCAGACGCTTTCTCGGGCGAGCATCACCTATTTCATCGAACGCGTGACCTTGGACGCCGAGGGCGCGGGCTGCGAAATCGAGGTCGCAAAGTCGATATGATCGACATCGAAACCAGTTTCTCACGGCTGGAGTATCAGCTCGCGCGGCTTGCAAACGCGGCAAAGGTGGACCTCGGGCTGGTCATCAAAGAGGAGGCCAAATACGCGATTCAAACCATCGTCAAATTTACGCCGCCCAAGAGCAAGCAGCAGGGCGCGAACGCGGTGCGCGCGGATTTCAGCAGGCTCGCGGAACCGTTGGTATTCCAAGACCTGCAAGCGAAGGCGACCGAGGGCGGATTTTACAAGTCGATGGCGCGATATGTCAGGAACCGCGACGTTGAGAAGCTGCGCGCGCTTTTCAGAAATCCGAACCTCACGCACTATTACGGCAGGCCGTTACTCGAAAGCGAAGACGCCATTAAGAAATACCACCGCAGCCAGCAGAACGCACTAGGCAGGATCACCGGAAAACCGCGCGTCCTCGCCTTCGGATTGGATTTTCGACGCGTCCGAAAGACGATGGAGGACCGCGTGGGCTGGACCGTTAGCGGCTGGAACGCATCGGCGAAAGTAAGCGGAGCGCGCTACAAGAAATTCAGCGACAAGCTCAAGGCGCAGGCAGGCGGAAACATCCGGTTCGGCTCGGTGCAATCCAGCTTCGGGCCGCAGCCGTTCATCAAGGCAACGGCGCACAACGTGAAAATCCCGAATTACCAGCGCATGATCGACGCGGCCATCAATTCACGCGTGAGAACGACCGCGAAGAAAGTCGCCGCCGTCCTCGCCAACCGCGCCGTCAATCTCGGCTTCACCCGCGTCGGCGGAGCAATGCCAATAAAAACAGCCGCAGCATGAGCACACGCACCAACATCCGCACCGCGACGGCGAACGCTCTCACCGGCGCGCTCGTCGTGCCCACCGCAAACATCCTTCGCGGGCGCAACAACACGATCGCCAGCATCTCGTTTCCCGCCGCCGCCGTTTACGCCGTCAGCGAGCAGATCGAGGTGCGCACGCTCGGGCCGAGCAACCGGACTCAATACCGGCAGCTTCAGCTCGTGGTGGACTATTTCATCGCGGAGAGCGGAACGTATTTGATCGACGACCTTTTCGACACGGGCAGCGCGGCGGTCGAGGCGGCAGTTCTCGCCGACGTGACGCTCGGGGGCCAGTGCCGCGATCTCCATTTGACGAGTGTGGATTATGTGATTGAGCCAGACGAGGACAGGCGCTTCGGCACGGCTCGGCATACTTTCAACTGCATCTATCTAACCACCGACTAACATGGCAAACCACCTCGGCCGCGAAGGCCTCGTCAAAATCTCCACCACTGCAATCGGCGAGCTGAGAAATTACAGCCTGTCACATTCCTCGGATACGGTCGAGGATAGCGTGATCGGCGACACCTACCGCACGCGACTGGCAACCATGAAAACGTGGAGCGCATCGGGCGATCTCTATTGGGACGAGACGAACGCGGGTCAGCTCCTGATTACCATCGGCAGCTCGGTGACGCTCAACCTTTACCCAGAGGGCGACACGGCTGGGGACACCTACTATTCCGGTGCGGCAATCGTGACCAAGTTCGACATAAGCGCATCGTTCGACGGCATCGTCGAGGGCTCAATCGCCTTCGAGGGCAACGGCGCTCTGAGCACGCTGACCGCCGTCTAATTTCTCAGCAGCAAAACACACACAACACATGGAAGCTATTGACCTTGTCAGAGAACACTTCGCCTCCCTCGGCACGCGCAAGATCGACGTGCCCGAGTGGAAGCTCGTCGTCCACGCATCGCCGGTCACGCTCGGCGAAAAGAACCGGCTTTATCGGCGCAGCAAAGAGAACGACATGGAATTGCTCGTGGACATTTTAATCATGAAGGCCACGGACGAGCACGGCGCGAAGCTGTTCACGATCGAGCACAAGCCGACGCTACTGAACAAGGCCGACAGCAACGTCGTCGGACGCATCGCCAACGCCATTCTGGCCGAAAACGGGCCGAGGCCCGACGACTTAAAAAACTGATTCACGGCGGAGAAGCTGCCGACTTCCTCGCCGTGTATGCTCTCGCGGACCGTCTCGGCAAATTCGCAAGCGAAGTGCTCGCTATGCCGGCGCAGGAATTGAACGGCTGGCTCGTTTACATCGAACACCAAAACCGGAAACTGAAGCACCATGGCTGAAGCATCATTTACACTTAAAGCGATCGATGCGACGAAGGCGGCGTTTGCTAGTGTTCAAAACTCGCTCGCGAAGTTGCAGCAAAGTTCTGAGACGGCGGCGGGCTTTATGAAAAAAGCCTTCGACCCGCGTGCGATTGGAGCTGGGCTTGCGGCTTCGCTTGGCGTTTCGCTGATCGGAGTGATAGACGTGGCGGTTAAAAAGCTAGTCGAATTGGCGATGCGCGCGGGTGAGGTCAGGAAAATTCTTGCTGAGTCGAGTAGGGAGATAATTAAAATGCGCGAAGACGCGGCATTTGCTGAGCTAAACCCCCAAGGTCAAATTGATGCGATTGACAAAAAAAGAATCGAAAACGCCGCTGAGATTTTACGGCTAACGGAAGCAACGAAAGAAATTCAAAACGTGGGTGTTTCTCCGAGCGGTGACCCTATGGCTCTTCCTAACACTCAGTTCGGCACAATAGAAGAGGCCGAAAAATTAAGAAAAATGCTCGCAGAGGATGCGGCTTTAGAAATCGCCCGAAGGAAGCTCAGCATAGATATAGGAAAAAAAGAGTTGGAAGATAAGCTCAACGGTTACAAAGCCATCCAAGAATTCGAGCAGCAAATAGCCGACATTCAGGAAAAAGCATTTGAAGAAATTGAAAAACAGCGGCAGTCAGACCAAGACCGCAGAATCTCGGCGCTCGATGCAGGTCTTGCGGCAGAGGAAAAAAACACCGCTGAAATAATCAAAGCGCGGTCGGAAAAGAACGAGACCATAGAAAAGGAGCGCGAGGGCTTAGAAAAACTAGCGGAATCATACCGCGATCTCAATTCACCGTCTCGCGTTTTTATTCGGCAAATAGAAGAGGTCAATAAAGTCGCCGCTAGTGGAACGCTGGGGTTTGGTTTTGCGGAAGCTGCTGTCGCAGTTGATTCGCTCACGATTGCGATGAATAAAAACAAGGAAGCGCGGGTAGATGCCGCGCTCAACGATTTATTCGGGGACCTCGACGAAGAGGCGTTGCGCATCAACGAATCACTGAAAAAGCAGAATCAAATTTTCGACGACGCTGGCGGTATGATCGCGCAGGGATTCGAGGACGCAATCCTAAGCGGGCAAAAACTAAGCGAGGTCATCAGAGGACTCGGGCAAGACCTGCTCCGCCTCGTCTTCCGCCAGCAAATTACCGCACCGCTCGCCAAGGGAATCGGTGACGCACTATTCGCTGGCTTCCGCGCCGAAGGCGGACCCGTCGGCGCAGGCGGTGCCTACGTCGTCGGCGAAAAAGGCCCAGAGCTCTTCGTCCCCAGCTCCTCGGGCAGCATCGTGCCGAACGGCGCAATGGGCAGCAGCGGCGGATCCGCGGGCGGCGTGACCGTGAACTACAACATCGCGGCCGGCGTCTCGCGCGCCGAGCTGGTGCCAATCCTTGAACAAGAGCGGCGGCGGCTCAAGGCCGAGATTCCCGACATGGTGCGGCGCGGGGGAAGCTATCGCAGTGCGTTTGCTTGAGTTTCTAGACGCTTATGGCCATCACCTATCCTCTCACCCCTCCCGCCGCCATTCGCATCGCTTCCTTGCGTTTCTCGGCCATCAGCGCGGTCGCCCGCAACATCTCGCCGTTCACGTTTTCGAGCCAATCCTACAACTGGACCGGCACGATGCTCAGCGGCGATGTCGAGTGCCCTCCGATGAACCGCGCCGACGCCGAGGAACTCATCGGCTTTCTGATTATGGCTGCGCGCGGCACGTTCTACTTTCGCGACTACGCCAACGGGACGCAGCGCGGGACTATGACCGGAAGCCCACAGCTCAACGGGGCGCACGTTGCGAACACGTCAACGCTCACGGTCGATACCGGCTCTGGCTCGTGGGCCGTCGGCGATTACATCCAGCTCGGGACCGGCAGCAGCTCGAAGTTGCACAAGATCACGCAGGTGAACGGCGACCCGCCCACAGCGACCTCCTACGAAATCTTCCCGCTCTTGCGCACGGCCTACCCTGACAACACGACGATAGATTACACGGATGCCGTTGGTGTCTTCCGCCTCGGGACCACGACGTGCGATTGGTCAATCGACACGGCGAAAAAGTATGGGCTGAACTTCTCGATCTTCGAGGCGATCAACACATGAGCCGCACAATTCCTGCTCCTCTCCTCGCCTCGACGACGGCGGCGCAGCTCAACCCGTTCTTCGCCACGTCGCTGGATTTCGACGACGGCTCGGTGCGCTACTGGACCGGCTACGGCACGATTACAATCGGCAGCGTGACCTATGCGGGCCTCGGTGCGTTCTCCTCGATCTCGACCATCGAGGAAACGGAAGACCTGTCGGCGCGCGGGCTGACGATCGACCTCACCGGAGTGCCCAACGATCTCGTTGCGGCCGCTCTCGATGAAGATTACCAAGGGCGGACGGCGGCGGTGAGATTCGGCACGCTGAACGCGGACACGGGCGCGGTTATCGACTCAATCACAGTCTTCAGCGGGCGCATGGATACGATGGTGATTTCCAACGATGGGAAATCAGCAACCATCGGCATCCAAATCGAAAGCAAGCTCGTCGATTTCCAGCGCACGCGTGAAAGTCGCTACACGCACGAGGAGCAGCTTCGCAGATACCCAGCCGACACAGGGCTCGAATACGTCGCAGGATTGCAGGACAAGGTGATTTACTGGGGCAACGCTAACGCGACCGCGTTCCGCACGGGCGGAAGAGATGAACCCTTAAACGAAGAACCATAATGTTTGAAGCGTTCGTATTGTTCGCAAAATTCGTCGGAACTCTCCTGCTAGAAGCTGGAGTTTCGACCGCAATCGTAAATGTAGTTGTCGCAGCGATACCCTACATCGTCACCATTGGGCTGAGCATGGCCGCATCGCGCCTCCTCGCGCCAAAGATGCCGTCAATGGGCGATCTCAACGACCGAGGAATCATGACGCGCAGCCCGACGTCACCGCGCCAAATAATTTACGGGCAAGCGAAGGTGTCGGGCACCGTCGTCTTCCTCGCGACGAGCGGAGCGAAAAACGAGTATCTGCATCTGGTCGTGACTCTGGCCGGTCACGAGGTGCAGGAAATCGGCGACGTGTATTTCAACGAAGACCGCGTGATGGAAGGAGGCGCATTGACTGGCTACGCGACAGGGAAATACCAAGCGACGGCAAGCTACACCGGCTCGCTCATCCACAAGTATCTTGGAACGACGACGCAGACGGTGGATGAAACGCTGGAGGATGATTTTCCAGTGGCATGGGACTCAAGCCATCGGCTGCAAGGCATCGCCTACATCTATTGCAAGCTCACTTTCTCCAACGAGATTTTCGTCGGCGGCATCCCAAACATTTCGTGCATCGTTAAGGGCAAGAAGGTCGAGGACCCGCGCGAGACGATCACCACTCCGCCGACCCTCGTTTATTCCGCGAACCCTGCGCTCTGTTTGCGCGACTACCTGCTCGACGCCGATCTCGGCATGGGCATGGACAGAAGCGAGATTGACGATGCCTCGGTCATCGTGGCCGCGAATGTTTGCGACGGGCAAGTCCAGATCAAGCCGAGCAGTCCAGCGACCTACGAGAACCGCTACGAATGCAACGGGCAAGCCGTCACGTCCTCGACGCCTGACTCGATCATCGGGCAGATCCTCTCCTCGATGGGCGGGACGATCGCTTACAGCGGGGGGCAAGTCGTGGTCTATGCGGCAGCGTATCGCGCGCCCGCGATCACGCTGGACGAGACGCACATGGCTGGCGGCTTCACGGTCTCGACTCGCCTGAGCGCGCGCGACCGCGTGAACGCAGTCAAGGGCACGTTCATCTCCTCCGAGAATCAGTGGGCCGCAGCGGACTTCCCGCAGATCACGAGCGCAACCTACTTGGCGGCGGACGACGGCGTTTATCACTGGCGCGACGTCATCCTTCCGTTCACGACGAGCAGCAGCGCGGCGCAGCGCATCGCACGCATCAACCTGCGGCAAGCTCGCGAGGAAATTATCTTCACGGCGAAGTTCAATCTGACCGCGATGCAGCTCCGCGCGGGCGACACGGTGAACCTCACGAACGCAAACCTCGGCTTCTCATCGAAGGTGTTCGAGGTCATCGCGTGGTCGCTGTCGAGCGACGGCACGCCGCCGACTCCTGTAATTGAACTGCAACTACGCGAGACCGCTGCGAGCGTTTACGACTGGGACGTGGCGGACGAGGTCGCGGTCGAGAGCGCACCGAACACGACGCTGCCAAATCCGTTCTCGATCGACCCGCCGACGAATCTCACGCTCACCGCAGACGGAACGACGCAGTTCATCCAAGCGGACGGCACGGTGGTGCCGCGCATCAAAGTGGCGTGGAGCGCGCCGACCGAGCAGTTCGTGACGAGCGGGGGAAAGACCGTCATCGAATACAAGGAGGGAACGGCGACGACATATCTGGTGTGGTCAACGGTGGACGGCGACCAGACGCTGGACTTCATTTCGAGCGACGTGCGAATCGGGACGGCCTACAACGTGCGGCTCTACGCGCAGAGCTTTTTCAACACGTCATCGACCTACACGGAGGTATCCACCGCCACGCCGGTCAAGGACACCACCGCGCCGGTAACGCCCACCGGACTCGCCGCCGTAGTCGGCACGGGCCGCGCCGTCTCGCTCGACTGGAACGACAACACCGAGCCGGACTTTTCGGAATATGGCATTTATCGCAAGACGACGGCGGTCACGCCGCCAAACGCCAACACGAACAAAATCGCCGAGGTGCGCGCGTCGCGCTTCGTGGACACCGACGTGGACATCGGGACGACGTATTATTATTGGATCAACGCTTACGACACGGTGGAGAACGTGTCAGGGTTTGCACCCTACGTTGAGGCCACGCCATCCGCCGTTGCCGCATCCGCAACGGACTCGA